ACTAAACAACAAGAAAACGCTTTAAGTAAATCTACAAAAGAGGACTTGCAAGAGGAGGCTCAACTAAAAGCAAATTTAATAAATTTAGAAACCTCAAAATTAAATAAGCAAAAAAGAGTAACCACACAATTAACAACTGCGAGGAGAGAAGAACAAGCCGATAAAGACGCAGACGTTAAAAAAGAAGAAGACCGATTACAAAAAATTTCTGATTTTAGAAATAATGTTTTAAAAAAGGACGAGGAATTATATGCCACAACAGAGGAGGAAAAATTACAATTACAAAGAGAAAGAGCAGAGCAAGATTTAGAAAATTTAATTGGCACAGAAACAGAAAAAAGGGAGGCAAAAATTGCTTTAGATGAGTATTATGACGAGTTAGAATTACAGTTACAAAATAAGATATTAAAACAACAAGAGGAAGAAAGTACTAAAACGAAAGAGCAAGAAACAAAAGATGCCGAGGCTCTTAAAGATGCAAGAATACAATATGCAAGTGAAACACTTGGTAATTTAGGAGCATTAGCAGAGGAGGGAAGTGCTTTAGCTAAAGGCGTTGCAGTAGCACAAGCGACAATGAATACTTACCAAGGTATAACCTCAGCTTTGAGTGCAACAGTGCCGTTTCCAGAGCCATACGCTCAAGCATTAAGAATAGCCAATTCTATTGCTATTGGAGTTATGGGTTTAAAGAATGTTCAAAAAATATTACAGACAAAACCAATAGAGAAACAAGCACCAAGTATTGATAGAGGAGGAGGAGGAGGAGCACCAGCACCACCAAGTTTTAATCTAGTGGAGGGAAGTGCTGACAATCAAATTGCAAATAGTTTAAATGACCAGAGCCAACAACCAGTTAAAGCATTTGTTGTGACAAGTGACGTAACCTCTGGCCAAGAAATGGATAGAAATATTATAGAGAATAGTAGTTTATAACTTTTTTATTATATTAGCAAAGTAATTTTTTGAATAGATTTTAGTTTTTAAACCTCAAGCGTTGGGAAGTGCTTGGGGTTTTTTTATTGCATGCGATATTACAAAAGTGTAACAATAACCTTTTTTATTTATTATTAGATTATGAAAACATATAGTGCAAATTTCAAAAAAAATTCAAAAGGCGTTTTCGCAATTTCATTAGTAGACGACCCAGCAACACAAGAACACTTTATTGCAATGTCTAAGCCTCAAGAGATAAGGCTAGCAGATGTAGATAAGGAGCAACGTATTGTTATGGGTTTAGTATTACAACCAGACCAACTAATTTACCGAAATCAAGGAGGTCAAGAGTTTAATATTTACTTTAGTGCTGAAACAATAAAAGAATTATCACAAAACTTTTTACAAAGTGGTTTCCAATTAAATAGCAAATTAGAACATAACGAGTCAATCGAGGGCGTTAGTTTTGTTGAAAGCTGGTTAGTAGAAAATCCTAAAGTAGACAAATCTTATAACTTTGGCTTTGAATATCCAAAAGGGAGTTGGATTGCTACAATGAAAGTGGACAATGACGAAATTTGGAACAACTACGTTAAGACTGGAAAAGTAAACGGCTTTTCAGTAGATGCAATGGTAGATTTGCAAGAAATTGAAATGTCAAATAATAATTTAAAGACAGAAGAAATGTCAAACGAAAAAAAATCATTATTGAGCCAAATGGAAGTTTGGTTTACAGAAAACATTTTGACTAAAAAAACTGAAAAGGTTGAAATGGGAGAAGTTAGAAGTGGAGAAATTGTTATCACTTATGACGGAGAAGAATTAGAAGTTGGTATGCCAGTATTCGTTGAAAGCGATGAGGAGCGTATTACTTTGCCAGACGGAGACTATCCAACAGAAATGGGGTTAGTAATCGTAAATGACGGAGTAGTATCGGAAATTAGAGCAGAGGGAGACGAAGAAGTTGACAAGAAAGTTGGAGAAGACGAAGAAGTTGACGAGGAACTTGGATATGGTGGAGAAGACGATATGAAAAAGAAAAAGAAAAAGGAAATGTTAGATAGCGATGTAATAAACTCTATCAAATCAATTTTAGTTAAGTATTCAGAAGATATGGACGCTAAACTTGAAGAAAAATTTAACAATTTCTCGACTGAATTGACTTCTCTAAAAGAAGAAAATGAGAAACTAAAAAGTGAAGTTACTGAATTGAGCAATCAACCAGCATCAAAACCAATAGTTTCAAAACCAGCTACTCAAAAAGTGGCATTGACTAGAAAAGGGCGTTTAAGACAAGCAATAGAAAACGCAAAAAATTAATTAATAAAAAGAACATTTAAAATGGAAAATGTAAATTTAGCAACCACTGTAACAGTAGCGTCAAATTACGCTGGAAAAGTAGCTGGTGGAATTATTGGAGCATCTTTTAAAGAGGCTGACACACTACGTTTAGGATTGGTTACAATCGCTGAAAACGTAAATTACAAATTGAACTTAAGAAAAATCGCTTATGCAAGTGGTTTAACTGATTACACTTGTGGCTTTACTCCAGCTGGAGCAGTTACTTTGTCAGAGAAAGTATTGGAAATCAAAAAAATAATGAATCCAATTCAAGTATGTAAAGAAACATTTAGACAAACTTGGTCAGAAGACCAAATGGGAGCATCGGCATCAAATCCAAATGAGCCAACTGAAATTTTAGACGCTATTCAAACAGAAATGTTAGAGAGTACGGCTGAACAAGTTGATAATGACATTTGGAATGGAAACGGAGCAACTGACGGAGAGTTTGCTGGACTTATTGCACAGTTTACGGCTGACGGAGACGTAATCAAATCTGGAAACGGAATTGTTGCTGGTGGAGCACCAATAACAGAGGCAAACGTTGAGGCTGAACTTAAAAAAGTTTTAGAGGCAGTACCAGTTGCAATAAGAAGAAAAGATTTAACAGTTGCAGTTTCTCCAGACGTATTCCAAGCATACTCTTTTTACCTAGTTTCTAAAGGAATTGCAAATAACGGAGACGCAGAAGAAAAACAAGCACGTTTTGGACGTTACACTTTAACAGAAGTAAACGGATTAGCAGACAATACAATTGTTGTTTTTGCCAAAGAAAACGTAGTATTTGCGACTGGCTTACAAGCTGATTTCAATGAGATTTCTTTAGTTGACGAAGATAGCATCGGACTATTAACTGGACAGATAAGAGGAAAAATGGTTTATGGTGCGTCAGTAGGTTACTACTATGGCTCGGAAATCGTTTGGTACTTGAGTACACTTTAATTATTAATCTTAAAAAATAAAATACAATGAGTTGTGATATAAGCCAAGGACGTTTACGTTCGTGTAAAGACGGATTGGGAGGAAACTCCGTATTATATTTATATAATGGATTAAAAGATGCTTTCACTATTACAAGTGGAGAGGCAACTTCAATAAATGCTGGACTAACAGAGGTTTACAAATTTGAATTAGAGGGAGACTTAAATACTCTTGAACAATCTCAAGTTGGAGACCGAAATACTGGAACAGAAGTTAACACTCAAACATTAACAATTTCACTAAAGAAAATTGATGCGTCTACAAACGCTCAGTTTAATTTATTAGTAGCTGGTTATCCACAAGCAGTTGTGGTTGACAGAAACGGAAACTGGCATTGTTTAGCGTTAGATGACGGAATGGATTTTACAGTTGTTTCAACTACTGGAGGAGCAAAAACCGATATGAATGGATATACCTTAACTGGTGTAGCTACGACTAGAGATTTAGCACCATTAATGGATAGTGCAACACAAACTGCATTTGAGTTATTAGTAGCGTAATTATATAAATAATAATTGACCAAAACCCTATTCAGAAATGTTTAGGGTTTTTTTTATAACAAAAATCTCTTTTTTTTATTATTATGTTATGGTAATAAATCCAAACAATTTAACGCATACAATTAGAGTTGTTCCAAGATACTATCCAACAGATACAATTAATCTTTTTTTGTATAACGAGGCTACTCAAGAAACGAGTAATCCTAATGCGACTTACTCTAATGCAGATATATATACTGAAATCACTTTTGATTTTACATTTACGGAAAGCGATAAACACCAAATCAAAATATTAGATAGTAACGATGACGTTATTTATAGAGGTTTAAGTATTGCAACGAGTCAAGAGCCACAAGAGTATTTAATTACAAAAAATGCGTATTATTATTAAGATATGGACATAAAATTAATAACATTATCAAATTACGTTAGACCAAAGGTTGTAGAAAACAAATCCAGAGGCTATGTTTTAAATGGACACCACAATAGCTTTTATCAGTATATCATTGACAGAAATAACGGAAGTCCAACAAATTCTTCAATAAACGAAACATACACGAGTCTAATTTACGGAGGTGGATTGACTTACAAAAATGGAATTTACGGAGTTAATGACTGGGCGAAATTACAAACAGTATTAAGACCAAGTGACGTTAGAAAAATGGTTACAGACTTTCAAGTTTTTGGAGAGTTTGCTTGTCAAGTGATTCAAACAAAAGGAGGAGATATTTCAAGCATAAAACATATTCCAAAACAAATGGTTGTGCCGAGTATATGTAACGAAGATTACGAGATTGACAGTTATTGGTATTCGAGAAATTGGAGAAAAACAAATCAAAATCCACCAGAGCAATTTCCAGCTTTTGGATATGATGCAAATGCTCCAATTAGTATTTTTGTTGGAAGTCCATATACAGTTGGAGACATATATTTCGCCAGTCCAAGCTATCTATCTGGTATGCCTTATTGTGAATTTGAGGAGGAACTGGCAAACCTAAATATAAACTCAATTAAAAATGGTTTAAGTGCTGGATATATAATAAATGTGCCAAACGGAAAATCACTTACGCCACAAGAAAAAGACGATTTTGAAAGACAAGTAAGAAATCGACTAACTAGAACACCAAACGCATCGCAGTTTATTTTATCCTTTAATGGTGCTGACGTTGAAATAACAGTTACTCCATTGCCTCAAAATTCTGCTATACACAAACAATGGGATTGGTTAAGTGGAGAGGCTAAAAATCAGATTATGACGGCTCACAGAGTCATTTCTCCTAGTATTATTGGTTTAAGCACCTCAAGTGGTTTTAGTAGCGTTGCAGACGAAATGGATATGGCAGAGCGTCAAATGGTAAAGCGAGTAATTCAGCCTAAAAAAGATTTTATTACTGAAAGCTTTGAACATATAATATCGCAATTCGGAATGAATTTAGATTTGATGTTTAAACCATTAACGGAAGACAAATTAAAAGATAGTAGCGAGGAAAACAATACTGATATTGGTCTAAAAAAAAAAGACGGAATTGCTGAATTTATAGCAATGGGCGATGAAAGTCTTGACGGATATGTTCCAATTGATTCAAGACGATGCGAGGAGATTACATTAACAGAGGCAGTCCTTGACGATTATCTTCTGGAAATGTCAAGACCACCAAAAGCAACACCAGAAAAAAGAAGTAAACAAGACACAAGTTTATTTCAAGTTAGATACCGATACGCTGGAGCACCAAGCCAAAGCAATCAAAGAGAGTTTTGTACTCAAGTATTAAATGCAAATCGATTTTATAGAGCAGAAGATTTAAACAAAAAATCAACTGCTAATTCAGACTTTGCTCCAAAAGGTCAAAATTCCTATAATATTTTTCTTTATAAGGGAGGAGTTAACTGTAAGCATTATTGGGAAAGAGTTATTTTTTTAAAAGAAGATAATCAGAGAATATCAGTAAATAAAGCAGTTAAAATGATATTGGAATTAGAGCCAAGCGAAAGAGCAGACGCAAAATGGCAAACAAACCCAAAGCCAGTGGCACAAATTGGAGAGCAACAAAATAACTACTGGAGTCTAACGCCAAATTATAGAGATAGTGGAGTAACACCTCAAAGATTGGCTAAAGATGTTGAGGTTGAATTTGAAAGTTATAATGACTATCCAGAAAGCGCAAAGAATAACGCTCAAAAAGTTTTAGACTGGAGAGAGAAATACGGAAGTGAAGTAAAAGGAATGACAAGAGTTGGCTGGGTACGTGCAAATCAATTAGCAAAAGGAAAAAATATTAGCCGTTCAACAATTGCGAGAATGTCAGCATTTCAAAGACATAAAAAAAACTCGGAAGTTTCTGCTGAAAATAAATCGACACCTTGGAAAGATAAGGGATATGTTGCTTGGTTAGGTTGGGGAGGTACTTCTGGCATAAACTGGGCGTCAAAGAAATTAAAACAAATAGATAAAAAATAGACAAATGGCAGAGTTTTTATTTGTAACACCACAAGAAATAGCTAAAACCACCATACTAGGAGGTAATGTTGACATTGATAAATATGTTTTCTGTATTGCTAATACTCAAATTACTGTATTAGAGGCTCTTTTAGGCACAGAACTTTATAATTATATACTAACTAATGCCGAAAACAATACACTCGCTGGAAAGTATCTTACATTGTATAATAACTATGTAAAACCAATTACTAAAAACCAAGCTTTAGCGTCTTATATAGAAATTTCTCCTTTTACCATAGCTAATGGAGGTGCTTTTAAATATACTCCAGAGAATACTCAATTAATGGACAAAGAGGATATTGTAATGTTAAGTCAAAAGTATTCTGGATTGGCTGATATGTATATTATTAGATTTGAAAAGTGGATATGTAAAAACCCATTACCAGAATATAAAGTTTGTCAAGAAGAAGTTGACGCAGAAAAAAAGATGCGAACTATTGGAGGCTGGTATTTTGGTAATTCAAATAATTATAACACAAAATTGAATAATAATAATTTATTAGACGATTGTAATTTAGGTTGCGATGAGTAATTGTGATATTTCAAATATAGAAGATAGGATTTGTAAAAATTTACAAGGAGGTATTGATGCGATTTATTTATTCCCTTTTGTAAAATATTCACGTTCTCAAATAAAAACTTTAGGACAAAAATTAGTACAGTTTCCAACGACTTTTATTTACACTTATTTTAGTCAAGTTTCAGATTTTAGCGAGAATACAAGCCTTGAAAGAGGAAATGTGACTTGGACACAGACTTTAAATTTTGAGTTGCTTAAAACTTACGAGGGGAGCGAGGCTTATAAACTTGTAAATAAAGATTACAGAGCAATTTTTATCGATAGGGTTGGCAATATTAGAATACTTGGTTTATATAATGGTTGCGAGGC